GATCATTGTAATCGACTCTGTCGGTAACCTTGCATCTAAGAAAGAACTGGATGATGCACTTGACGGTAAGTCAGTTGCCGATATGTCACGTGCGAAAGCATTCAAATCATTATTCAGAATGGTAACTCCATACTTGAATATGAAGAAGATCCCAATGATTGCTATCAACCATACCTACAAAGAGATCGGTCTATATCCTAAAGACATCGTATCTGGTGGTACTGGTATCATGTATAGTGCTGATAATGTATGGATCATTGGTCGTAGACAGAACAAGACTGGTACTGAGGTTACAGGTTATGACTTTGTAATCAAGGTAGAGAAGTCTCGATTTGCCAAAGAAAATTCTAAGATACCTATTAGTGTATCGTGGGATGGTGGTGTAGAGAAATGGTCTGGTCTACTGGACGTAGGTCTGGCAGGTGGGTATGTTACTAAACCAAGTAATGGTTGGTATCAACGTGCAGGTACTGAGAATAAAGTCCGTAAAGATGTAACCCTAACTGAAGAGTTCTGGGCACCTATCTTTGCTGAGACAGACTTCAAAGAATTTCTGAAGAAACAATACCAGATAGGCTTGCAAAGTGTCGTAGAACTTGATATAATGGTAGAAGAAAGCAATGGGTAAACTTAATGTTAATAAATGGTCAGAAGGTCTTGACTATGAGTTAATACCAGTTGATTATGTTGAACACAAAGATGCGTGGGATGTAAGAATCCTACGTGGTCATTGGAATGAGACCGTCATCCGTTACGGAACAATTACAATGGATGGTAGGGATGAAAATCTTAGGTTTGACTTTCGTGTAGTCAGTTCACCAAATTCAGACGCAACGTCTGAAGACGTTCAACTACAGGACGTTGCCGGTGATATCTTGTTTGATATCATCGACAGGGGATTCACGGAAGGTTATGTTTATGGTAAAGAAATTGAAGGAGAAGATATTGGAAATAAAACTAGAACAAACGATTCTGCGGAATCTACTAACGAATGATGCGTACACTCGTAAGGTCGCCGCATTCTTAGCACCCGAATATTTCGAGGGTGTATATAAAGGACTGTTCTCGGAATTTACTAAGTTCATTGCAAAGTATAATAAACTTCCTACGCAAGAATCATTCAAGATTGAGATCGATGAAGCAGACAGAATGTCTGACGAACACTATCGTCATGCCATGGAGATCCTTCCTAACATCTTTAACTATGAGAAAGAGAACCTTGAATGGTTGATTGATCGTACCGAGAAGTGGTGTCAAGATCGTGCAGTATATAATGCAATCATGGAATCTATTCAAGTCATTGATGGCAAACACCAAACACTAACCAAGAACGCACTTCCAGATATTCTATCCAAAGCACTGGCAGTAACGTTCGATACTAATATCGGTCACGACTATATTGAGAATGTCGATGATCGTTATGACTTCTATACAACTACTGAGGAAAGACTACCGTTTGACCTTGACCTATTCAACCAGATCACCAAGGGTGGTTTACCTAACAAGACTCTGAACATTGCACTGGCAGGTACAGGTGTTGGTAAGTCTCTCTTTATGTGTCACTGTGCAGGTGCCGCTCTTACTATGGGTAAGAACGTATTGTACATTACTATGGAGATGGCAGAAGAAAGAATCGCAGAACGTATCGATGCTAATCTTCTGAACATACCTATTGATCAGTTAGAGAATATGTCACGTGATATGTTCACGGACAAGGTCAGTCAGATCTCTGCAAAGACCAACGGTAAGTTGATCATTAAAGAATATCCGACTGGGGGTGCAAATGCATCTCACTTCCGTGCACTACTGAATGAGTTGAAACTCAAGAAGAACTTTGTACCAGACATGATCTATATTGATTATCTAAACATCTGCTCATCATCTCGTATGAAAGCAATGGGTGGATCAATCAACTCATATACATATATCAAGTCTATTGCAGAAGAACTACGTGGACTTGCAGTTGAGTTTGATGTACCAGTAGTATCTGCAACGCAGACTACAAGATCTGGATACAGTAATGATGATGTTGGTTTGGAAGATACTTCTGAATCGTTTGGTCTACCTGCTACTGCGGATCTAATGTTTGCCTTGATTTCAAATGAAGAATTGTCAAACAACAGACAGATCCTTGTGAAGCAATTGAAGAATCGATACAATGATCCAGTTGCTAATGGTAGGTTTGTGGTCGGTGTAGATAGATCCAAGATGCGTTTGTATGATGTAGATCAGTCTACTAATCCTATGAATCGTGAAGAAGACAACGGCCCTGCATTCGATAACAGTGCAAGTGGTCAAAGGTTAAATCAAGAGAATAGGTTTGGAGACTTTAAACTATGATGACTGTATGGCAACCATGGGAGATGACACTCTTTGTCATGGCACTAATGGGGGTATCTAACTATGTTGGATATTATCTAGGTAAGATTAAGGGCATAGAGATAACTCTAAGGCATATGAATGACGCAGATCTAATGCGTGTAATGAAAGGAGACGATGAGGATGAGTGAAGTAAATCTGGTTGGTGTAACCAAACCAAACGTAGGACATACCAGTGTATGGGATGCAAATGAATTAGTTGCATATACCGCACGTGTATCTAATCCTGCTAACCAAAGTAATAATGAGACTGCCCCACGGTTGATCAAGTATCTGATTAAACATGGTCATTGGTCACCGTTCGAGATGGTGCATATGACTTTGGAGATCAAGACTACTCGTGATATCAGTAGACAGATCTTACGTCATCGCTCGTTTTCATATCAAGAGTTCTCACAGAGGTATGCTGAGTCAGAAGACTTCGGTACCAGAGAAGCACGTATGCAGGATGCCAAGAATAGACAAGCATCTGTTGAGACAGATGATCGGACACTAGCAGAAGACTGGAACATGAAACAACGTGAAGTCATTAATGTTGCGAAGAGGAACTATAACTGGGCACTAGATAATGGCATTGCAAAAGAACAAGCACGTGTGTTGTTACCCGAAGGTAATACCGAGACTACATTATACATGGCAGGATCGTTACGTTCGTGGATACACTACTGCCAGTTACGTATGGGTATCGAGACTCAGAAAGAACACAGAGAAGTCGCATTGAAGTGTTGGGAACATGTTGGTGTTCACTTCCCAGATGTTATGGAAGCACTGGAACCTAAACCAAAGGTGCGTGTTGTAGATGATGCAGGATGTGATGTTGAGACAGGGAAGTTCTTAGGATGAAACTAAGTGCCCCAATCATCGAAGTAGATGGAGAATTGTGTATAGAGTTTTCAGATGAATTGATGGAAACGCTTGACTTTAAGGTGGGAGATGTGTTACAATGGGAACAACTTCCAGATAATAAATGGTTAATTACTAAAGCAGGAGAAGCAAATGAGTAAATTAAAGAAAGGTGACGTAGTCACAGTTATGACTGGTGTCGGTGAGTATATCGCACGACTAGTAGAAATTACACCCGCAGGTGTAGATGTAGAAAACCCAAGGTTGATTGTTAAATCACCGGAAGGTAAGATTGGTTTTGGACGTGGAGTGTGTATGTCTGGTGTTGAGAATCCACCAGTGTTAACATTCTGTGACGTTCTGTTTGTGGTAAAAGCAAACGGTGACTTTGAGTCTTCATGGATTGAAGCAACCAGTGGGATCATTATCTAATGTCCGAAGTTACTATACGCAATAAAGAATTGTTGGAGACTCTTAACGGATTCTCTGACAGATTCTTTGCTGAGAAGGATTATAACAATCCAGACGCACATGTGTATAGTAGTGAAGAAGATAAGAGCAACGGTGAATACTTTTGCTCTCAAGAATATCTGGATGAATGTTTGTCCAGAGACAAGTTAGTTGGAGTGCCAGATCGACACTTTGCCCAACCCATCTCTAAGATGGTGCGTGTAGATCCTAAATGGAAGGATTACATGCAACGGGTGAAATATGATTTTGCTTCAGAGATAGGTGCACACACCAGTGCCCTGCTATCATACTATCCCAAAGGGGGATTTGTCGGATGGCACACTAACTATGACGCATCTGCCTACCAAGTCTTATTTACGTGGTCTACGGGTAAAGGGTTCTTCCGATACTTAGATAACGAGACTGGAAAACTTGTCACTCATCAAGATGTGGCAGGTTGGCAATGCCGACATTACTACTTCGGTAGTGAAGAAGAGAAAGAGCACCATTGTTGGCACAGTGCCTATGCAGGGGGTGATAGAATCACCTTGGCATATAAGTTCTGTGGTTATGGTAAAAATGACCCTCGTGATCAACAAGCACGAGATTTAAGAGATTTATTAATTGAGGATATAGAAACATTATGATCACATTAACACCAGATGATAAGAAAAGGATTGGTAACGCAATCAAAGAAATGTCTGATTCCATGACACGCATGGACGCAGAGAAAGATTTAATCAAGGACATCGTACAGGTGACCTTCGAGAACCATGGAGTAGATAAGAAGCATCTACGTAAACTTGCAGGTATCTACCACAAGTCTAACATGGCAGAAGTACGTACCGAGAACGATGACATCGATACTTTGTATGAGGAGTTGTTCAATGGTTAAAGCACACGTACCTCCGTTTACTTCAGTAGAAGATGCCCAACAGAAATTGGGTCAAGGCAGAATCCATATGCATTCCGAAGATCTCAAGAGAGTCAATGTTGTTGATGCTCCAGATTACAAATTCAATGAGAATAACCTCATTCGTGAGTTTGCTGATTATATAGATAATACATATGGGGGACACTATGGTCAAGGCGGTTTACAATCTTCTGAAGTCATTGTTGACCGTGGGCATGGTATGGGATTCTTCCTTGGCAATGTCGATAAGTACAACGGACGATATGGTAAGAAAGGTACTCCCGCAGACCACCGAAAAGATATAATGAAAATCATTCATTATGGATTCCTCGCACTATACGAGCATGACAGGATCCATGAGAACGATACTATTTAACGGTGACAGTTTTACATACGGTGATGAGTTGGATGGGTACGAAACAAATACCCATCACGCTCACACGTATGCATATAAGTTATCTACCGAACTTAATTCTAAGTATATAAACCTCGCACAGAACGGATCCTCTAACACGAAGATCTACCGTACTACAACAGAATTCCTACAACAAACCAATAAGAAGATCGACATGATTGTTATCATGTGGAGTAACTTTGGTCGTTTCGAATTATGTGAACCCTTCACA